ATTATATATCGTTTTTTGAAAGCGGGAACTCATGACAAAGTACTGGACTGAAAAGCACAATGGAAGCACTTACATATTCGCTGACAACGGAAAAGAAATCAGGGTCTTTGATCTGGCTGGACGGTTGGTCAAAGATCTTTCTATCAAACCATCGAAAGGAGGAGCAGGGAAGTAGCATGAGGACCTTGAGGCAGGAGGTATTTGGACAGGGGGAAAGGTCAAGAGAGAAATACTCTCTTGAGGATTTGGGAGCCTTACCCGTTCAAGTCAGGAACTGTGTCAGGCACCGGGGGGTGAATGATTACAGTTTCTGCCTCCTGTCTCTGTAACACATTGTTAGGGAGTTTTTCAATTAACCTTTTAACTGGGAGATAATCCAGTGACTGAAGAAACGCAACTTCCGGCAGGCGTAGTAAGCATTGAAGTTAAGAGTCCCAAGACAGATCGCTCGATTGAGTTCGAGCGTGACTTCGGGGACAGCCTGGAGAAGGCCAGCGAGATGTTCGGCGCTGACGTAGTTCACAGTATCTTCGTAGCCCAGGCTATCATCCGTGCTCAGGGCGCGGCGCGCACAACCCTGGACAACAGCGACAATAGCACTGATGTTGCTATGGAAGCTGGCAAGTCTTACACTCCTGGCGTCGCTCGTCGCGGCGGTGGCGGTAAGAAGAAGGAAGACCCCTACGACATCCTCGCCAAGAAGGTTATGAGCGGGGAGATCAGCCAGGAAGATCTCATGGCCGAGCTCCAGAAGCGGATGGCAGGGTAGTTCTCCTAGTGGAAGGTCGCTATCATAGGGCCTTCCACACTATTACTATGACAACTCTAATTAACATAGATGAACATGAGACTTGGAAAGTCCAGGACGCGACTAAGATCCAAGCCTACATGAACTGTCCTCGTAGATACTTCTTCGAGTATGTACTGGGCTGGCGTTCCGAGATACCAAATAACCATTTGGAGTTCGGTTCCGCTTGGCACATGGCGATGGAAGTCTTCTATGAGAAAGGCGTCTCGATTGAGAGCGCCGCAGAAGGTTACAAGAAATTCGAGGAGTACTATCGACAGCACTTTGATCCTACCTGGGACGAAGGAAACGCTCCGAAGAACCCAGGGAATGCTCTTAGAGCTCTCGCTCAGTACGTCCAAACATATAAAGATGTTGACGACTTTGAAGTCCTGCATATTGAGGTCGCTGGGAGTGTAGCTATAGCTCCGGATAAGCCTATATATTTCAAGACTGATACCATATGTCGAGACAGCTCTGGCGTCTTTTCCCTCGAGCACAAGACTGGATCGTACTTCAGTACGAAGTGGGCTGCACAGTGGAGACAGAAGATGCAGATCTCTGTTTACAGCCACGTTCTCTTCTGCTTGTTCGAACCCGAGGAAGTTTACGGAGTAAAGATCAATGGAGCATTCTTCTCTAATCCTCCTCGGACCAAAGCAAATGGAGAGCCCTATGCTAACTCTCGTGATAATGAGTTCCATAGGATTCCAGTAAGGAAGAACCTTGCTGCGATGCAGGCTTGGCTATTAGAAGTAAATCACTGGTATGACTATATTCAGGATGACTTCCAGAGACTGGCAGAGTCCAGTGAAGGTGATGAAGTCCTCGATGCCTTCCCCAGGAACACTGAGTCCTGTACTCAGTATGGGCCTTGTCCCTTCCTGGACTACTGCTCGATCTGGCACAATCCAGTTCAGCACGCGGATAGTCCTCCGGTGGGTTATACCGTCAGCCATTGGGATCCTCGCAAGATCCCCGGTGTGCGGGAGACTGTTGAGCTCTAATGGCTAGACGAAACTCGATAACTATCCTAGCCGACTCGGTCGAGGTGTCTAAAGGATCGACAAAGACCATCGACGGACTGGTAGTCAAGATCAAGAACCCAACTGAGGATGATCTTATCAGGCTGATCTCGGAATGTAGTTCTCTCCTTGAGTGGAGACGTAACCGATCCGAAGGGCTGGAATGACTGAGAACCCTAAGTTTCTTAAAGTAAAAGAACGCGCGCTTAAGGCTCGCAAGGCCTATCAGGAAAGCGCTAGTCAGTACTCTAACTTCCTGATCTATGGAGACTTCGGAACAGGCAAGACGCAACTGATTTCAACCTGCCCGAAGCCGATCTTCATTGACTCATTTGATCCGGGAGGAACCAAGACTGCAGCTCTTCAGCCAGGCATTGACAACGGGGACATCATAGTTGACAATCGCTGGGAGGGAGACTCGTGGAAAGATCCCTACGCATTCGCGGAGTGGGAGAAGGAAATGCAGGACCGGCAACGAGAAGGTCTCTTTGAGCACATCGGGACTTATGCTTTAGACTCCTTGACTAAGTGGAGCGACAGCCTGATGTATGAGATCCTGCGCCGAGGGTCTGGGGGTAAGACTCGCAAGGGTTCTAATCCTCAACTCCAAGATTATCTGGTCCAGCAACTCACAGCGGTGGACTGGCTAGGAGTTCTAATGGGCCACCCCTGCCACGTTGTAGCAACCGGCCATATAGGTCTAATGAAGGATGATGTCTCAGGGAAGATGGAGACTGGGCTTCTGATGTATGGAAAGCTCAGTGAGAAAGTCCCTCTTGTCTTTGACGAGAAGTACGTTACGAGAGTCAAGTCGAGTTCTTCGGGTGTGTCTTACGAACTCCTAACCCGCAATGACGGTTATTATAAAGCCGAAACCAGAATGGGAGGAGGAAAGTTCGACCACTCGGAGACCCCTGACATAAGAGCCCTGCTTAAAAAAGCAGGCAGGCCTGTAGAAGATAGGCCTTACTTACATTAACCCTTTCGGCGAAGCCGCACGGAGTAGTCAAGCTCCACCATAGCTAATGCTAATACTAACTCTAACATGGAGAAGACTCCAATGCCTCTTTTAGGCTTGAACCTAGACGAACGTGAAGAGCTGAAAATCCTTCCAGACAACCAGGAAGCACTGCTGAGAGTTAGCCGCGCTGACATCACTCCGAACAGGAACGATGCTTCCAGGAATAACCTGGCCCTGGTCTTCGACTGCCCCGAGGATCCTCTCGTGGACGACATTCGAGTTTGGCTTCCCATTCCTACCCCGACTCAAAAAGAGGAAGATCCCAAGCGTTACACCAAGCAGCTGAACAGGATCGCCGGTTTCTTGGACGCTGTGGGTGTGAGTGGAGACGGTCTAGACACTGACGACCTTCTCGGGAAAGAATGCTGGGCTCTGGTCTCGGAAGATGAGGGCCTGGACGGAAGTCCGCAGAATGGTATTCGGCGCTTCATTGTCCGAAAGTAGCATTAGTATCCACTGGGGGGTGTGCTATCATAGGCACCCCCCTTTTTTAATTAGGAGTGATAACATGAGACTAACATTCGATATTGAAGAGGAGGACCATAAGGTACTATGCAAGTTTATACCTCATGGACTACGAAAGTATGCTTATAAAGCTCTAGTAAAGGGCTTCGTTAAAGAGCTAAAGAAAGACCCTGGACCAACGATGGAAGCCTTACTAGGTCAACGGATAAGGGCTGCGGATCTGGTGGAGAAAGGTGAGTAATTAAACTCCGTAACATATTGTTATGGAGAAGGAGCAGGCATGGCTGATCTAAAAAGTGAGCAGAGTGGAATACTCCAAATGGACAGTTCCAAACTGCTTGAACATATAATGGCTGTTCGAGCAAGGCGACGAGACCGTTCAAAACCGGCACCAAAGAAGCGAGTGTCTAAAAAGAACAGCCTCGGAAAGATGTCTGATGAACAGATCAAGAAACTATTGGAGATAACAAGTGAGTGAAGTAGAACTTCTAAACATAGCTTTGGGTGATATAGACTTTGGGGACCGCGCCAGAAAGACATACAAGGATCTGGATGTTCTGGCTAGAGACTTTAAAGAGAAGGGAATAATCTCACCTATAGCTGTCAAGCGAGTTCTTCCCACTGAGGAGGGACAGAAGCCTTTCTTTCTTCTAGCTGGAGGACGAAGATACTCGGCTGCAGTATTCGGAGAGTTTAAGTCCATTCCAGCTAGAATATACCCGAGCGATCTTAGTGAGCTGGACTATCGAGAGATAGAACTAATGGAGAATGTATCTCGCTCTGATCTTGACTGGAAGGAGGAAGTCTGGCTGACCGAAGAGATTCATAGATTAGAAGTCGGTAAGCATGGTGAGGCGGCTGGCCCCAGTGAGGGACATTCAGCCGCTGACACCGCAGAATTACTTGGCAAGAGTGCAATGAGTGTGTCTCGGGACCGGCAGTTAGCTGCTGGCCTTGAGAAACATGGCGAGGTACTCGAGGGGGCAAAGAACAGGAGTGAGGCTCTCAGAACCCTCAAGCGAATAGAAAGGAAAGAGGTAGAAGAAGTTGTATCTCGTAATCTTCAGGAGAAGATAGAGCTGGACCAAGGAGATTCAACTAGGAAGGCTCTAGTAAATTCCTATATCCTTGGAGACTTCTTTGAAAGAATCAAGGATGTGCCAGACTCTGCAGTTCATGTTATAGAGATTGATCCTCCCTATGCTATAGATCTCAAGAACATAAAGTATGGGAAGCGAGATGATCTGGAGACTTATAATGAAGTAGAAGAAGAAGCATACCCAGAGTTCCTCGAAACATTATTCAGGGAATGTTACAGGGTTATGTTTCCAGCTGGATGGCTGATCTGTTGGCACGCTATTCAGTACTATCCTCTTGTTAAGTCCCTACTGGAAGAAGCTGGATTCTCAACGGAGAAGATACCAGCGGTCTGGAACAAGGGGATAACTGGACAGACTCACAATCCAGAGTTACGTTTGGGCTCTTCTTACGAACCTTTCATATATGCCCGTAAGGGAAGTCCTACTATATATCAGCCAGGGAGATCTAATGTATTTAACTTCAAGCCTATACACAGTGAGCATAAGGTCCACCCAACCGAGAGGCCTATTGAGATGATTCAAGAAGTCCTGAAGACATTCTCGGCACCTAATAACCGTGTACTAGTACCTTTCCTGGGTAGTGGGAACACTCTTCTAGCTGCCGCCAACTATGGAATGCACGGCTTCGGATTTGATCTTAGTGATGAGTATCGTAACTCTTTTATGAATAAAGTAGATAAAGACATACCACCTAATTACAAAAGTTATCTATAGAAAGGACCACTATGAGTCTAGCACCTTACTCTTCTGGAGACCCTGAGACAGCCAAGTACGTCATCGTTGGCGAGGCTCCTGGGGCAGAGGAAGAACAAAGGGGCGGAGCCTTTATCGGAACGGCTGGCAGACTACTGGATGATCTACTCAGGAACGCAGGGATCTCAAGGGATGAGATCTACTTCGACAATGTATTTCAGTTCAGGCCAACCAACAATGATGTTTCTCCATATATAAAGTTCGCTAAAACCGTGACGGAGACTGAGAAATTCGTACAGGCTCAGTCATCCCTCGCCGCAAGGTTGGAGACAACTAAGGCTAACGTCATTATAACTATGGGGAACGTCCCTACTTACACCGTCACCTCTCTGACCCCTATAACCAAGCAGCGAGGAAGTGTGGTGCCAGCGACGTTACTTAAGGATCGTAAGGTAATACCATGTATCCACCCTGCAGCCGCACTGCGTGAGTACTTGTCTCGATATAATATAGTTAACGATCTGAGAAGAGCGAAAGACCAGGCTGAATTTCCTGAGGTAAAACATTTAACCAGGGATTTGATACTTAGTCCTTCTTTCTCAGATGCTATGAGCTTCCTTGATACATGTAACAAGAGTGTGGAGCCTATAGCTTATGACATCGAGATACGAGGGCAGGAGCTCAGCCATATAGCCTTTGCTATTAATCCTCACGTAGCTATATGCATCCCCTTCGTTGAGGGTATTAAAGACTACTGGGCACCAGACCAAGAAGCCACTATAATGCTGAAGATCGCTGAGGTCCTGGAGAATCCAAAGATTGATAAGATAGGCCAGAACCTTTCTTTCGACGCGACCTTTATGTATTACAAGTACGGGATTCATGTAGCTCCATTGCAGGATACGATGATCGCTTCAGGAATTTTATTCCCAGACTTGCCTAAGGGATTAGACTTCCTGGTATCTATATACTGTGAGGGTGAGCCTTATTACAAAGACGATGGAAAGGAA